GGTGAATCCTACTACTATAGTGTAGGTCAACCTATGGGGGCCTTATCCTCTTGAGGGATGATGGCTCTAACCCACCATGTTATGGTACTTGTAGCGGCCCGTCGGGCTGGACAAAAAGACTTCTCCGATTACGCCTTGTTAGGCGATGACCTCGTCATCGCCCACAAGGGTGTCGCTGAGTCGTACCAAGTGATCGCCTCGGATTTGGGAGTTGACATTAATATGTCGAAATCCCTCATTTCTGAGCTCGGTGTCTCTGAATTCGCGAAACGCCTTTTTGATAAGGGAGTGGATGTTTCACCACTCCCACCAAAATTGGTGATGTCGCTACTTCAGGGTAAACGTAACCTTCCTCCAGTCCTTCGTGACATGGTAGAAAGGGGACTCTCTGCTCAAACCGTTGATTTACTGCAAGACAAACGCCTTAAAATTTCTGTTTTATGAGAAATTATAGGGCCCTTAGGCTTTGTTCGTACGAGTGGGATCTCACCATTTCTGGGAGAGACCGCGCTTACTGAACAACATTACCTAATGATTTGTCGGGCAGTAGTTAACGTCGTTAATAGACGTATGATACGGGCATTTTATCACCTTCAGAACGCATCTCAAGACCTTATCGACAAGATAGGGACCTTGGTATGAGACGGTTGGAATGAATGTAAATTCGTTCCACGACCGTGTCCTGAGAAAGGATTGACTGCAGAAGACATTAAAAGAATGTATGTTTCAAAACCTCAAGATTGAAACTCATCTTATTTGTCTTATCCAGCCTCACCTCCCGGTGAAATAGCCCTTAAGAATGCTGGTGCCCCTAAGAGGGTCCTGGTATACTTTATTAAGTATGCCAGGACCCTGGATACACCAGCCTTACAGTGGATTATGAACTTCCTGATAGAGAAAACTATCGAGAAGAATAGTAATCCACCGCGAAATGTTGTTGTTCCTGACCCTCCGTACACTCATGATATAGTCTATGACTTTATCACTAGTGCTATGGAGGCGCTTGACTCTGTTGAAACTCCTGTACCTGATATAACCCTCAAAGCTATACCAGAGGAGCTTAAATCTCGGAAAATGGAATTTTACCGAGATTTGGAAGAGGAGCTGTCAAGAACGGGTATTGATTTTAATACTCACCTTGGCAAAAAGAATTTATTTGTTCCACCTCCCGTGGAATCGAT